CTACCCCGTAGGCTTACTCGCCCCTCTCTCGTCGTCCGAAATCACCGCCGCGGCCCGCCGCATGTCGCCGGCTATGGCTTCCTGGCAGTGATTCGGGTCGCGCATGATGAAGTTTATGACGGGCGCGAGGATGCGCCCTCTGAGTGCGCCCTCGCGCTGAGCGGTGCCAGCTCGCCCGCTCATGGTCTCGCCCGGCATCCCGCCCAGGATCGCGCTCCCGAGGATGTCGAGCGCCAAGGCGATGTTGAACAGGTAGCCCTTCACTGCGGCCCCCTACTTGGCCGGCGCAATGATCGCTTGCGCTTCCGTGAGGACAGCGGAAGCCAACTGCGCCACCATCTGGACCTTCGGGTCAGGGATCCCTTTTGCGACGGTATCGAGCAGGATGGCGCCCTGTACGATCAGCTCGACCTTATTCGGGCTCTTTGCCATGTTCGTGGCCATGGCCGCGACCTGCTCTAGGAGATCGGTTTCGCCGTTCTTGACGGCAGTAGCAACTTCAGAAAATACGGAGCCGATGTTCATTTGCTTAGTTCCTTTGGGTTGGTTGGGGAATCGGGAAACATGGCGCCCACGAGGCCGGCGAAGCCGACGCCGAGGCTGATGATCGCAACGGCCTGTTGCTCGTTGACGTGCGCGCCGTAGGCCGTCGCGAATAGGATGATGCCGCGCCAGGTGGACGCCTCCTTGAGCCGCCCGAGCAGGTACGCGCGAGCGAGGAGCAGCGCGACCTTCACGACGCCGCCGCGGCCGGCGCGGGAGCCGCAGGCAATGCCGGCGCAGGCGCTGCGGGCTGAGTCAGCGACAAGTCGGCGTTATAAATCTGCTTGGGTCGAAACTGACCGAAGGCGGCCGGGTTGTTCACGATGAATTGCACGTGAGCCGAAGGCGTGCTCGTCGTCCATCCGCCATTGGCGCCGCCGTCCTTGATGACCGCCGACATGGTGACATTCTCGGCCGTGGTGTTGCCCTGGTCGTCGATCAGCCGATGGACGGCCGCGACCTGGAGCATGAGACGCAAAATACCCGTGGACATATCAACTCCTTCCTTGCCAGGTGATCGAAAAATGGTCGGCATCCTTCGTGGTGAAGAAATAGCCAGCGCGGCAGCTCGGATCGAGCGACACCCAGTACTCCGCGAGGAATTTGTATTCCTCGGGATCGGTGAGGTAGACGCCGTCTTTGAACAATTGCAGATCGACAGCGAGCCGGTCACAGTGCACGCTGTCGACGATGCCCGTGTGATGCGCCGCGTCCCACTGCGCCTGTTGCGGCGTGCGATACGCTTCGCCCCAGGTGAGTTCATAGCCGCTGTTGTAGGCGAATTTAATAAGCGACGCCACCAGCTTTACGTGCAGCGCTTGCGCTTCGTGTAGTGTCATTTCGAGGCCCTCCTGATTGCCAGCACGCCAGTGACGATGCCGAGGCATAAAACGATGAATTGCAAGAACTGATTTATTTCTACTAGGTGTCCCATAACCCACGTTAGCCAAGAGGCGAGAAGCCCGAAAAAATATCCCATTAGGCTTCGGTCGCCGTTATCCATTTGGTTGCTCATAGTTAGTATCCAAAAGCTATCCATGAGATTCCAAAGCCGCCCGTGTAAACCTCGAAGCCGCCAAGGTTCGGGTCACCGTTGAGCGTGCTGGCCGGGATGCCACCGCCCCCCGCGTGTACGGGATTGGCGACGACGCTCACAACGACATTTGGAAAAGCGATAGGGTAAAAGACTGTATTAGGATCGGTGCCCGTCGCCGAGCTGATGCCGAACTGCAGGATGTACACGCGTCCCGACGCATCGGCCGGAAACTTGATGTAGACGCCGTTGCTGTTCGAGCCGGACTGAAAATTGACAAAGCCACCGTGGTAGCTGTTGCCGCTCGTGTCCTGATAAAAAATTGCGTTGGTTTCGCTGCAAGTGCTGATGCTCGCTTGCGTCGGCCCGTACCAATCGAGCAGGTTGCTCGATACGCCGAAGCCGATACCCATCACGCGCATATAGGTGCCGTTGTTGAATATAACGGTGCCTTCGTTGACGGTCCCCAGGTTCGCGGAGATCGCCGACAGGCTCGTGACGTTCAACTGACCCGCACCTATGGTGTTGGCCGCGATTTGGAGCGCCGTGATCGTGTTCGCCGCAATCTGCAGCGCCGTCACCGCGCCGGACTGGATGTTGTCCGTCTCGATGGCATTGGCGGCGATGTTGAGCGCCGTGATCGAGTTCGCCGCAATGTTCGACCCGGTGATGGTCAACGCGGCAATGCTGCTGCCCAGGATCGAGCCCGCCTCAATCTGCCCCGAGGTGAGGGTATTGGCGTGGATGTTATCCGCGAGGATGGTCTCACTCGCGATTTGCGCCGCCGTGATGGTGTTGGCCGCGATCTGCCCGGCCGTGATCGTATTGGCCGCGATGTTGCCGGCAAGAATCGTGTTCTCTGCGATCTGGCCCGAGGTGATGACGTTGTCGGCGATCTGCGCGGCCGTGATGGTGAGCGGCGCGATCTGAACCGAGGTGATCGCTACCGGCGCAATCTGGACGGCCGTGATCGTGACCGGCGCTATGTTGACGTTGGTCACCGTCACCGCAGCGATTTCACCGCCCGTGCCGCCCGTGATCGAGCCAGGCGCGATGCTTGATCCGGGGATACCGCCAGTCGGCAATGCACCGCCGCCCGTGCCGACGACGAAGGGAGGAGCGCCGAGGAATGGCGTCCCGCTCGGCGACATTTGCAGGCCGTCGAGCCAAAACGTTCCCGGCTCAGGGAACGTAATCTCCCACGTCGCCATAGAATCGCCGCAGGCCGTGAGATCGACAAGCGCCCACACCAGAGACCAGCCGGCCGCGCCCGTCGAGCCTGCGACGGTTTGCGAGACAACCGTACCGCCCGAGGTCTTTACCGAGAGCGTCCCTGTAAAAGCCGTCCCGTAGACCTGGAATGCGCAATACCATCGTTGATTGGCTTGAATCGGGATGGGGTAGCCGGTGAACTGCACCGTAGCGGCCGGCGCCGTTGCAACAACTTTGAAAGAATCGGCCGCGTAGAGCTTCTCGGCGGTATCGGCCGTCACGGTGCAATTGCTGGTCGTGAACGCCGGCAAGCCGCTCAGGGTGGAAACGACCGAATATTGCGCCGGGAGCACGTTCGGGGCAGACTGCGCGGATTGCAGGGACTGATACCACTCCTGCATTGAGGTTACGAATTGTGACCAGCCCGCTTGTGTGGTGGGCATCGTCGCCGGCAGCAATGGCGGTTGACGCTTAACGACAGTAGAACTAGAAGCGAGGGTCACAATATGTCCTGGTTAGCTGCGATTGCTCTAAAACCGTTGATAGCGGTCCCGTTCTTTTTCATAGCCGCATGCGGCCGCATCGCCGTCGCGCGATGGATGAAGGACAGCAAGCTCAAACGCCTCCTACTGCGCCGAATTAGCTGACCGCGCCGCGCGGATTCCCTGCAGGAGCGGAGTCAGCGAACGGAGCTGCGGCACCGTCGCGCCCGGCTTTGCGAGCGACTGACGCAGCAAGCCTGCCGCCAATTTGGGATCAAGGCCGGCGCGCGTGAGGACACCCATCACGTCAGGCTCTGCCGCGGCGTAGATCGTCTTGCCGCCGAACTTGCCGAGCGTGCTGTAGGCCGTGCTTCCCGCCATGCGACCGATAGTGCTTTGCGGCAGGCCGAGCGGCCCCAGGAATTGGGACAGCACGTTTTGACTGACCAAGTTTTGGCCCGTGTTCGAGCCCGCCGCGCGGCCCAGGTTCTGCGCATTCGAGGTGCGCGCGAACTGCTCGGCTACCTTGCGGATCGCGTCCAGCTCGTGAGGCTGCAAGACGCTGTCTATCGTCGCATTTGGATTGCCCGTCACCTGCGAGGCTATCCGCGACCCTTGGCGTAATGCCGTATTGGCGAATGCCGCGCCGTTGAATTTGTCGGTTCCGAAATCGTTGAGAGCGGGCGACGCTGCATCTAAGAGCTTCTGCCCGACGTCCATGCGGTTGATCGGCTGAGAGAGCTGATCGAATGCACTGTCGGCCGCCGCGAGGGGCGGATGATTCGCACCAATCCACTGGCGCAGGTTCGCCGCGGTGCTCTTGACCGCGCCCAGCTCGTGAGCGCCCATGCCCTTTTGCTGCCCCGTGTCGAGCAGATCGTTAAGGCTCATTTTCAGGTACTGCACGCCCTTACCGGGAATGGTCGACGGCGTCTTGGGCTGGGTCAGCGCTTCATCGAGCGCCTGCTGATAGGCGTCCGTCTGCCGCTCGTTGGAGAACTTCGCCACGTTGCGCGTGTTCTGCACGCTATAGGACGGCTGGCCGCCCAGCTCATCGGTGATGCGCTGGAGCAGCTCATTAGGCGAATAGTTGCCTTCCGGGTCCGTGACCGGGTAGCCCTGCTCTGCGAGGTGCTCGGCGGCCTGGTCAAAGTCCATGCCGCCTTTGCGAAACACCCGCAAGTTTTTGGGCACACCGTCGACCATGTCGCGAAACGCCGCGGGGTCGACACCTTGCGCCGCCGACTCGCCCGACGACAGGCCGACCTTGTGCTTGGCGAGGTACTGCAAGATCGAATCGGACGTCGCATCGGGTACGCCGGTCTTTGCCGGCGCCACGGTCTCGAGGTTGGGCTTAGGCACGAGCTCTGCGGGGTCGATTTCCGGCAGGATCAACGGCCCGTCGCCCCTCTCCGCGGCGAGCTGCTGCGCGCGCGTGAGCGCCTTTTGCATCGACGGCCGACCGAGCAGACCTTTCAGGCTGTCATCGACCGTGATCGAGGCATTGTCGGCCGCCTTATACAGCGGAGCCGTAACGGTCGAGCGTTGAGCCTCTGCAGCGGCCCGCTGCTCGGGCGTGCCGGCGATGTCCTGTAGCGCACCAAGCATCGCGCCGCGGTTCCCCTGGTCGCGTGCAGCGAACTGCTGCATATACTCGGGATTGTTGCGCAAGGTCCGCTCAAGCTGAGCGAGCCCGGCATTGTTCGCAAGCTCGGCCGTCGTCGCCGTAGTCCCCGGCAGCATCGAGGGCGGACTGTCGAGGCGCGAGGCCGCCGCCGCGGCTTCCTGCGGACTGCCGGCGAAAGACTGAAGCGCGCGAGCCGCAATGGCCTGCTGTCCCGATTTCGTGAAGGGATCAATAAACGCGGCCTTGAGCACCTTCCCGGCCGCGACGGCACCGCGGCCGACGAGCAGACCCGCAGGCCCCGCCGCGGCTCCAATGCCGGTATTGGCGAGCGTCTCGCCCGTGCTGGTCGAGGGCGCGAGCAATCCGCTTGCCGCACCTATCGCACCCGCGCCGGCCATCGTATTGGCGCCGGGGATGAATGCAGCCGGGACCATGGTGGCAATGTTGCCGATGAGGTTTCCCCACCACGCCGCACGGCTATCCATCAACGGCGCATCCTGCGCGCGCGAATCAGCAACATCCTTGCGCGATTCGAGCCCGACGAGCTGCCCGGCACCGCGCGCCAGGTCAACGGGCGCCTTGCCCATGCCGGCCGCGAACTCATCGAAGCCCGACATGCCGTTGGTGGGGTTGCGCAAATCCGCCGCTGCCGGCGATCCTGTCGGCACCAAGCCGCCTTTGCCGTCAGAATCGAACGAGCGCACCGCTTTCGCGCCGCTGATGATTCGCAGGCCCGCGCTCGATACTGACGACAGATCGCCTTTCTGCAGCGCCTTCAAATCGTCGTCGGACAGTTGCGTCAAGTCCATTAGTTACCCCCTGCCGCCTGCGCGCGTCGCTTCAATTCGGCCGCCGCCGCCGCGGCTAAGTCCGGCTGCGAAGGTCGGGATGCCGGCGCGGTCGGCGTGGCCGGCGCAGTCGCGCCGCCGAGCCCTTGCCCCCTGGCAAAGTCCATGATGGTGGACTGCGGGTTACGCGATTGCTCAAGCCGCGTGATGTCGCTGTGCGTGAACGGTACGGCCTCGTCGACCTTCGCGAGAATCCCGCGCACCATGTCCTTTTGAGGCTGCGGAATCTTCGGGTTAGAGAGCTGCGGTTGCAGGTTCGTGTCGACAATCTGCCGCATCTCGGCCATTTTGCGCAGCTTCGTCATGTGCGTGTCGCCCTCGCCGATGGTGAGCGCATCCATCGAGTGAGTGAGCGAACCGCCAGGCGCAAGGCCCGAGGTTTCGAGCGTCGCGAGATTTCGAGACACGCCCGCGAGCATGGTCTGATAGTCCTGCACATCCTGACTGTTCATTTTCTGAGCAAGCACGCCTTTTACCGAGGTGAGCAGGCTGGTTCCCGGCCGATAGCCGCCGAGCCATCCCGTCGAGGCGCCGACCGGCAATTCGCCGATATTCTTGATGGACTCGGCCGCCGAGTTTCCCGCATTCGCCACGCGCTGAAACATGACCTCGTTGCGATTGCCCATGCCGCCGCCGACCGCCGTCGGGTCCGCAGGGCCGCCAGCAATCGGCCGAATGCTGCCGGGGTTGTCCGGGTCCTGCTCATAGCCGTTCGGCATGCCGACGCGGCCGAGTTCAGCGTTACTCTTACGCTGCTCCATCGCGAGCCGCGCCGCTTCCATGTTGTTTTTTACTTTGTCCTCAGCCGTGATGATGCCGGGGCCCGCCGCCTCATACGTGACCTTGCCGGTAATCGGATCGGTTTGCGTGATTCGGCCATCTGGCGCGGTGCCCTGGATCATTCGAGCCGTCGGCGAGAGCGTCGGCGAGCCAATCGCGGAGGCGAGCTGATTGTGTCCGTACGTCAGCGCCGTGCGCACGTTCTGCGGGTTGAAGTCGCTCACCGGGTCATATCCCAACTGTGGCGCGAGCATCGACCAGGCGGCTTTCAACGAGCCGTCAGCGTTGACTGCGCGCGTCGGATCGTCCGATTTTATGATGGTCTGGAGCTTCGAGAGCGTAGGCGCGAATTTCTCCTGAATCGCCGCATGCTGCCGGTCATAAATTTCCTTGTCAGTCACCATCGGATCTTTGTTGAGCGCCAAACCGAGCGCGCGGATCGCATTGGGATCGCGGCCGTTGACCGGCATGGAATTGATTTCTGAATCGGTGGGCGCTGGCGGAATCGCAGACGGAACCGACGGAGCACCACCAGACGCAGCGCCAGGCCCAGGCGTGGGCGCGTAGAGCTGCGCGCTCGACGGTGATGCACTCGGAGCGGTCGCCGGCTGCTGCGATCCTTGCGGCTGCATGTACTGCTGCATGGCCTGCTGTAGCAGCGCGTTTTTCTGCGCGGCTTGCTGGTTGGCGAGCGCCGTTGATTGCAAGTCCTGCTGCGCCTTTTTCTGACCGTAGTAGTTACCCATGGCCGTCTGTAGCGCGGTGCCGATGTTGCCCTGTCCCGCGAGATTCTTTCCGCCTGCGGCGAGCAGCCCCAAGCCGAGCTGCATCGACAGATCAGGGTCTATACCGAGCAGCCCCTGACCCATTTACTGCGAGCCTCCGAATAGCTGCGGATACTGCTGCTTGAGCTGCAAGAGAATCTGCGGATTGATGCCGCCTGCGGCCGGCTGCGCGTTGCCTTGCGGAGCGCCAGCGCCTGGCGTACTCATCGCCCCCCCGCCCATGGCCGCAGGGTTGCCGCCCATGGCCGCCACGCCTTGACCACCGCCCGATTGGCCCAACAGTCCGGCCTGCCCAGGCTGAGCCGCCATCGCGGCCTTTACCGGCGCGTTACCCGCCATGCCTTGCATAATGGCGAGCTGCTGCGGAGTGAGGACCTGTTTGCTATTGGCGCCGCCGCCGCTGCTGCTCGATTGGGGATTACCAGACATTCAATTTCTCTCCTGATTAAGCCAAGGCCAAGGCCGGCGCAGCGTCGGCCGCCGCGGTGCCAAGTCCGATTGTGCCGCCGAGGGCGCCCGCATCTGCGGTAGCTAATGAGGCATCGAGGGCCGCAGCGCTGCCAGCCGCGGCCCCGGCGCCGGCACCCGCGCCGCCTAGGTTTGCGTAGAGGCTATTACCCAGGAGACCGGCGCCGAGTGCCGTCGACCAGGGCGACGCGGTGCCCGTGGTGCTGCTGCTGCTCGCGCCAAATTTCGAGCCCGTGTTCCCGAGCAGGCCCGCCATGTAGGAGAGCTGCGTGTAGGGCATTTGCTGCTGGTAGTTCCAGGCGTTGACGTTTTGATTAATGTTGTTTTGCGTCTGCGTCTGAAGTCCCGCGCCCGTGCTCAGCAGGTTGTCGCCCGGCTGATACGTGCCCGCGTCAATCGACGGCGCGAGCGCTGACGCCTGAGTCATCGTGTTGAGCCCGGTATCGTACTGGCCGCCATAGAGCTGCGTCGCGAGGTTGTTCATCTCGTCGGATTGCACCGGCAGTGAGCCGATGATGTTCCGCCCCGAGCCGGCAAACTCCGTCGACAATTGATTCTGGACGGCGTTGGCGCCCTGCTGAAAAGTCTGCTGCAGGTACGGATTAGACGACGGGTTGAGCAGCGCGCCCGAGGTCTCGAACTCGTTTGCGGTCTGCGCGCCATCCGACGCATTCGGCTGACTCGCCGCGCCGATGATCGAGTCTATCCCCGACTCTTGAACCTGGTTAAGTGGCGCGACCTGATTGCCAGGGTAGTACGCCGGCCCCGCGCCGCTCGTGAGCTGCTGCCCCGTCTGAAGCGCCGAGGTGTAGTACGGCTGCAGCCATGACGGGACCGTCTGTTGACTGACTGTGTTAGTACCACCGCCGCTCATTTCAACGAACCCAGGCTAATGCGGGTAGGACCGCCCAAGAGACCGCCGCCGCGGCCGATGACGCCGGCCGAGCCGGGCGCGTAGTTCGGCAGGTTGGTCGATTGCCCCGCCGTGCCGCCCGCTGCCGGCGATCCTGGCGTGATCGCATTGGGACCGCTGCTCGGCTGATACTGCGGGCCGGCGAGCTGCTGCGTCAGCCGGTTCCAGTAGCCGCCCGTGAGCTGCGGGTAGATCGCCGTCGCGTTGCTCCCGTTCGTCAGCGGGTACTGATTGAAAGCCGGCGCCCATTGGTTGCCACTGCTCGGCGTCATCGTGCCGCCCGCGTTGCCGACGCTCGACGGCATGCCCATCGAGCCGGATGCCATCCCAGGCGCACCGCCCGAGCCGCTCAAGGCTTGCACCGCCGCGGCGAGCTGCGACATGTTGCCGATGCCGTTACCCATGCCGCTCGACTGTGAGGGATTACCGCTCATAGATTCTCCTGCAAAATGACGCCTACCTTTTTGAGTTTGACGACCCGTTCCCACCCCGGACGGCCGTAGGTGCGCACGACGTTGATACCGTTCGCACGGCCCCATGCCTTGCCCGCCTCGAATCCGGCCTTAATGTCATCGAGGCCCTTTCCACCGAAATAGACGATGGTCGCGACCTTCTGCGAGGGGTACTGCGCTATGGTCACGACGGCCGCGAACTTGCCCGGCTCCCAAAAGAGCAAATAGACACCGCGCGCGAGCGCTATGAGCACGTCGATAGTTTTTTCATCGCCCTGGTTGCGCGCGACCGCGGCATCAATCCACGGCAGAGCCTGCGGCCACACGTCCCGCAATTCTTCCGGCTTGACCAGCACCATTTAAAACGGGCCGCCGTCGTCGGTAATGAGCTGCGCGCCCGTGAGCGTCGAGAAGGCCGTCGAGCTGACGCGTACTCGGGTATTCATCCCGTGCGCCGTGACATTGCACACCTTCGTGAACTTGTCGCGCGCCACATCGGGCGTATACCTAATAGCCTCATCCATCGTGGAGCGGACACCCGCGCGAGCCGTCGGCGTGTCGGTGCACGCAATCACCGGCTTGATCCCGAAGGTGTAGCGCGTATTGCCATCCGGCCAAAAGACATCCGCGGACTCGACGTAGCCCGCCATGGTCGGACCCGAGAGAGTCGCGAACGTGTGCGCCTGGTTGAACATGCCGAGCCGATGCTGACCGGCCGAGTTGTAGTCTGCAAAGACCAGCTCGACCGGAACCGCGGCCTTCGTCCATTGAGTCGACGCGGGACTGTAAAACACGAGCGTATCCGGCAGCATGTTCGAGCCCGTCGGAATGGCGAACACGACGCACCGAGTATTAAAGTCATAGCCGGCGCTGATGTTCTGAATCGCGGCCGGATTGACGTTGTCCTTGAACCACTGGTCAACACCCACCGAGCCGTTTTCCGTGGTGCCGATGCTGAACGCGCTGTTGCCGTCGGTGGCATAGAAGCCTTCGTCACTCACGTAGTAGATGACGTTGCCGACGGCGACAATCGCGAGGCGACTGACAGCGCCATGCTTCTTTTCGTAGGGCGCGAAGCTAAAGACCACATCGCCGCCCACGTAAGTCATGCGCGTGATGCCCGAGCGCTGCAGCACCACACCGTATTGCGGAAATCCGATGATGGCTTGGACACGCCCGAAATCTGCGCTCAAATCTTCGTAGCTCGACTGCGCGGCGAGCGCGGCTTGCGTGAGCGGCGTCGGAAAGCTGGAGTCATTCGCGATAGCCGACCACTGCACGCGGTAGGGAAATGACTGCAAGTAGGTTGCCTGCACCACGCTACCCGTCGGGGGCGGCGTCGTGAAAGTCAGGGTAATCAAACCCGTGTTGTAGTTAATGGTGCCGGTCATGCCCGTGACCGCAAAGGCGCCGGCGCCGTTGTCTAGACAGGCGACGAGCGGCCCACTCTCACCGATGCCCGCCGAGATTTGGCCGGCATACACATAACAAGGCGCGATGGGGGTTTGCGTCAGCGTGGTAGTAAATACCGTCTGGACGCCGTTGCCGTTCCCCAGCGGCATATAATCAACGTCGACCCACACATCGCCGATAACCGCGAACTGATTGACAACGCCGACCACCGAGCCGGCTATGACGCCATTGGGGATAGAGAACCCCGTCCCACCGATGGGCATCGTCAGGTAGCGCGTGCTAACCGTGCCATACCAGATATCGTAAATCTGCGAATCTTGCGGCGGCGCGAAGCACGCGAGCACGTCGGAGCCGAACTGCGCAAACGACCACGAGGCTGCAAGGAAGGTGAATCCGTTGCTCACATCGGTCCAGCCTGCACCGTTCCACCAATACAACTTCGTGGCCGTGCCCGCGTAAATCTGCGGGCTACCCTCCTGGTCAATGACGGTGATAGCGCCCAGGCACTGACCCGGTAGCGCGGTGCCTTGAGCGACCGAGCCCGGCAACGACTGGTAGCGGCCGTTCGCGAAATACACGTTACTGCAGTCAGCGGCTGGGACTTCCATCACCGCGCTCGACACCGGAACCGGCACATTGGCGAAGTCCGGCACCCACGGCCCAAACATGAGCGATACGGTATCGGACATCAGCCGGTCTCAATTTGCATCGTGGCGCCGGACCATCTATCGGCCATATCCTTGGCAATCAGCGCCGCGAGCTTCGCGTTATAAATCCCGGTCCACATCGAGAGCGCCTTGTCGTCGCGCAGGAAGGGACCCACTTCCTTGAGGCACGCGGCCAGCATCAAGTCAGGGTCGCTCGTGACGAGCCACGTCGACGGATTGTTGGGACTGAGCAGCGTCGCCGCGGCGTAGTACCAACCTTGGATGGTGTACGACTGGTCGGGGTAAGGACCGAAAACAAAATTTGTCCCATCGCGCGCCACATACGACGGAATCTTGTCGGAGCTGCGCATGGGGTAGTTGTCGTAAATCCACTGGGAATCCTTGTAATCGAGCGTCACGACAGCGCCCGAGGCATCGACGACCTGCATTGCCTTAAGCGACAGGTAATCTGACGGAATCGGCATGGTGCCCGCAACGGGATCGGTCTGGCCCGCGAGCTGACTTTCCATCTGCTTGATACCGTCACCCATGTTCGCGAGGAAAATATCGCGATAAATAGTGGTCTCGGCCATTTGAATGTAATAGTCGACCAGGCCGGCCAGCTCGGTTCGATGCGAAAAGTCGATGATCGCCTGCGAGAGCGTCTGATAGTCCTTAATCTGCGGCATGGGCTACAGCCGATTGTCCTGCACGGTGCGCAGCTCGCGGTATTCATGCCGCTTGAGCACCTTATAAAAATCCTTCGAGTGGTCGGGGTTTAAGAAGTCGAGCCCCGTCTCGTTGGCGATTTTCTGGATGACATTAAAGGGGACCGTCATCACTTTGCGGAATTCGTGTTTTTTCTTCACGCGCGAGTCGAGATCGCGCTCAGCCTTCGCAATCTTCAGATGCTCGGATATGTCCTGATGGTAGGACACAATGATTTTATTGTCCTCCTCGTGATACTTCACTTGATGCTCATTTTGCAGGCTGAAGTCGACCTGATCGCGCGAGTGAATCACGAGGTTAACTCCACCATGTAAAGGGTGCCCGCCGCGGTGTCACCGAGTACCGCGATTTTGTCGCCGGGCGCGAGGCCCAGGATCAAACCGGGGTCGGTCGACTTGAGCATCCACGTCGACGCCTTCGCTGTCGGATTCGGCCCGATTTCGATATGAACGTTTTGCGAGCAGGAAAGCAGCACCGCATACGTAGCAGAGCCAACCGCTGCAGACTGCGCCGAGGCCGCCGTAGTGAACGCCACCGCCTGATCCGTGCCGGCAATGGTCCGATATCGCTGCATACTCGACATAAGAAACTCCCAATAAAAAAGGCCAGTCCCGCAAAGGACCGGCCTTCTGTTTCGACGCTACGAATACAGGCTATTGACTAGCCCGTGGTATCGTAGATGGCCGCGTGCGCCTTCTCGTTGCGCTGTTCGAGGGTGTACTCCACAACCAATTCCCACTGATCCGAGTCGCCGACCTTGGCGAGCGGAATCGTGGTGAACGGCCGCAGGTACGCAACCGCGATATACGCCGGCTGGACGAAGAACATGTCAGCTGAGTGCGCGAGGAAGATATCGGGAATCATCTTGACTTCGCCGAAATCCGATTGGTACACGTCAACCGCCGTCGCCAGGGTCTTGTCCTTCACCCAGGTGAAGCGAGTACCCGGACCGGCGAACGCCGAGACGTTCTGCTTATTGGCGGGAGACAGTAGGCAGTACTCTGGGCACTCGCCGCTGTTCTTGTAAGCCAACTGCAGCACGGTCTTAACCTGCGCTTCCGTCACCGCGGTGTCGGCGCCGTAGGTGCGCGCCACGGTGCCATTGAGCGAGGCCGGATTCGCACCGCCCGTGCCAAACACCGTATTGCTACCCAACCATGCCGGAAGACCGGCCAGGTTGCGCGCCGTGGTCGACGTGCCGGCCGCCTTCGGGTTGTTGTAGGTGAGGATACCTTCCATGTCGCGCTTCAGCTCCTTCGACTTCTTCATGAGCTGGTATCCCTTCTTGTTGGTGCCGCCCGCCGCGGTCACAACTTGAGAGGTGCCAGACAGAGAGATGGTCTTGACGCTGATTTGGGTGTAGTTCCCCAAGCGCACAGTCGGGGTCAACGTCGCAGGCGTCGGCGTATCGCCTTCCACCGCCGCGTTGGTGACGTTCTGAGCCGCGAGAGAGTCAGTGTCCCACTCGTGGTAGGTCTGAGCCGCCTTCGCCTTTTTCGCCATGTTGAGAAGCGGGGTTTTGATCGGATCGACGTTGTAAATCGAATTCGACAAGTCCTCGCGTATGTTGGTCTGCGTGTAGACCTGGTACGTGTTCGTTGGAACAGTCACGGTAAAAAACTCCTAGATGAATTGGTCAAACATCGCCGCGCCCGCTTCCTCATCCCGTGGGTTAGCCTGGAATCGTTCGCGGACGGCTTGGCGATTTGCTTGCGCGGGAGAGCGGTTCACGCGCGTGCCGGGCTTGGCCATTGGAGGAGCCGCACGAACCCGCTTGGCAGCTTCGGGCGCCGCCGCTTGGAGAGCATCGAAACGAGCAATCTTGTCCATCGCTATCAGAAAGCGACTGTCCCAATTTGCCCATTGCGTTATCTCGGAGTCGGTAAACCCAAGACTGCGGCCGGCTTGCACCGCTTTCGTTCTGTCAGCCTCAAACTTCGTCGGATCGGCCCACTCGGACCGATAGGAAATCAACTTTTCTTGCTCGGCCGGCAGGTTCGCGAGCCGCTGTTGCATGAGCGTCTGCTCGGCCTGCTGCTGGCTCTGCGTGTAGAGCTGCTGCGCCTGCGCGATGTGGTTATTAATCGCGGCCTGGCGCTGTCCAAACTCCTGTTGCTTGGCGGCCCACATGCCGGGATCGGCTTGGCGTAGCCCGTTCCAGTCAATCCGGTTGTACTCGGAGAGCAACTGCTCGGCGGCGAGCTTGCCCAGGCTGTGCGCCTGCTGAATCTGCGTCTGCACGAAGCCCTGCGCGGCGATGCGCTCGGCCTCGAATTGCCGCTGCTGCTCGGAGAGCGCCTGCGACTTGTTGTTGACGTGCCCTTCAAGCTGGTAGCTCTTGAGCACATCCGCGAACGGGACTGCTTTTGTCTGGCCGTCGATCTTCACCGTCACCGGCAACGAGCGGATGTCGTCAAAGTTCACATTCGCTTTGGCGAAATAATCCTCTAGGCTCGTGTATTGCGGGCCTTCGCCCTCACCCTCGCCCTGGCCCTCGCCCTGCTGCGCGCCTTCCTCGGCCTGCAGCTCCTCGCCTTCCGTCTTGCCGTCTTGGCGCTGCTCGCCCTGCGCCTCGGGCACTCGGTCGCCCTGTACGCGTCGCTCCGGTGCGCGACGGTCTCGCTCATCGAGCGCCTCATTACTCAATACGCCATCGGCGATATCGTTAAAGGCGCTTTCGCTGTCCGCATTGCTTTGGGCAATAGCATCTTGCGACACGCCCGACTGGGTAGTGTCCATGGTTCAAACCTCGATTGTGGGACCGGCGAAACGCGGCCGGCGCGCGTATCCGGCTAGGCGTCGAGCTGCGCGCGTGGGCGCGGTGCTTCGGTCGCAGTCCAATTCAGAGAGCCCATGATGCAGTGACACTCAGGGCAATAGACCTCGTTGGGGAATATCAGCATGAAGCGATTTCCCCCACAGGTGCATCCGACGGTTTCGACATCCGTCATCGTCGGCGCTTCGGCCGGCGCTTCACCGCTCAAAACACACCCATGCGTCGCTTCTGCCGCTCGACTTCGAACTGGGCAAACTTGCCCGTGTCGACCGATTCTTGCAGGTACGAGATCAGGTTCGCCCATAGCTGCTCGGTGAGAATCAGCCGAGTGTGCATGTCCGTCTCACGCATCGGGACCTTGCGCCGCTGAGCGGCGAGGCCGGCTTCGATCTTTTCCCGTGCTTCTTTGAACATGGGATTTTCGAGCCACTCGCGCGCTTGACCCGCGCGGATTTGTTCTTGTTCAGGTGTCATTATCGGTAGCCTCGCGCGTCCCAAGTTACTAAATCGCCGCTCGTCGCGATGGTCCCCTTGATGGTGCAAGAGGTGGTCGACACCGCCGACTGGAATTGAGGAATGGCCACGCCGCTCGATGACTCGGAGGCATGACATACCCACCCGGTAGCCGTGAGGCCGCCGAATGTGAGCGTGATCGTGCAGGTAGAGCCCGCCGTCGCCGTGACGTTGAACGCGCCAGCGGTCGGGCCGCCAGTCTTGCTCGCAATCGCGGTGCATCCCGTGCCGCTGATAGCCGCGGTGTAGGAGGTTTCCTCGTTGTTGTCGATAATGCCGCTATAGGCTTCGAGCGAGCCCTGATAGTCGACTTCGACGCCGCCCGTTCCGTCTGCATCGAGGAGCATCACTTGTCCGTTGCCGTTGCACGGATCGCATGAGGACAGTGACGGCTGCAACACAATACTTCCCGCTAGGGTCTCGTTTGTGAACCAATCCTGTTTAGAGGAAATTCCGAGAATTTCTCCGCCGCTTACGACAAACGACCCATGGTACGTGTTGAGTGCAGGGCTATCTTCTTGCGGAAGCGTTACAGTGAAATTCCCACCGAGCCCGGTGCCGCCGGCTGTCACACTACCTACGATAAACTGAAAATTGCCGCTTCCAACTACGCCGCTCGTCCCAAGGTTGGCGCCGGTCTGAAATATCATGCTCCCAGTGTTGCCGGGCGAAGGGCCGGTAGACAAAAGCACATTTCCCGACTGTGCCCCGGCCGTGGTAGTGCCGCCACTGTAAATCTTGATGAGTTGGGTTGACCCGTAATTCCCGGTAGCGTTGACTTCTTCCGGCGCGGTGCGAATCGACACGGCACCAGTTATGGTGCTTGCCGATGGATTGGTGATCGTACCGCCCTGGATAATTACCCCGCCAGCGGTGCTACCAGCAGTAGCCGAGTTGTTATCGCCACCTTTCAGATACAAGCCCCAGCCACGTGCCGCCGAAAACGTTCCTGCAGGCGGGTTGATAACGGTGAAATTCGAGAACACGCTCGACTCGTTGGCAGACTGCGAGCCACCGATGGTTAGCATATCGTTCGATGTGTTGAACAGAAGATCCGTGGATGAGAGCGCGGAAGGCGCGCACGTGCCAGTCGTACACGCCGCGCCGAAGATCGCGCCGGCCGGCAATGCGCTTATACCGCTCCCCACTGCGACCCACGCCGTACCACTCCAAACGGCTAGACCCTGGTCGCTCGTGTAGGTGGGCGGGCCGCCGAGCGGCGACAACTGCGCGAAGGTCGGGACCTGCGATTGATACGGGACCTCCACCCAATTGCGAATGAGCGCAAGGCGCTTGTCACCGTCGCCTATCGTGATCGCAGTGCCCGAGCTGGTGTAGACCGTGCCAGTCACCCCGGTGAACGTGTCACCGCCGCTCGGCGGCGTCATGATCGCCGCATGGGCTGCGATTACCGCGAACAACGCGGCAACCGCGACACATAGACGCTTCATCAGTGAATGACTACGGTGATTTGCGTCGGAGCACCCGGCGTCGGATAGCTGACCGCCGCGCACCCGCTATTGCTCTGCGCACTCTCCACCCCGTTGACGACGGCCGTCACGGTAAAGCACTGCGTCGTCCCCGGCGTGAGGCCCGCGGTAACCGTCGCGCTCGCCGTGGTGAGTGCACTTTGCACCTTAGCGGGCGTCGCCCCTTGTACGCCCTGGTAGACGTTGTAGGTGATGGTCCCGGTAATGGCCGAACCGTCGACGTTCGCCGTCGGCGGCGTCCAGGAGAGCGATGCTGTTGCAGCGCTGGCGACGCCGGCAGCGAGGAGAGCGGCGAGCGCGAAGGGGAGGCGCTTCACTTGAACGCCCTCGCGAATGCCACCTGAATCGCAGCCTCTAGGAGCGGCTCCAATTTCTTGGACAGCGCCGACTCTAGCGACTCAGCCTTTTCGGCCTGCCCCTTTTGGTATGGCATCCATTCGGCATAACGCCCGTTATCTGGCAGCGCGTCTCCGTCCTGAACGAGAAGCACGGAGGTGTACGAGTGCGGCACGCCGTCGCGGTCGAATACCGCCAGATTGACGCACGTGTCTGACCAAACGTGAGCAACAATACCGGCGCATATTGGCGCGGGGGCAAAGTTACCCGAGGCAACGTCATTTTCAGGGTGAAACAACACAACGCGACCCACTGTAGGCTTAATCATAAATCCTTGACCTCCTGATAATCATGTTTGACGACCTGGCCAGCGTCCGCCGCGGCGTTCTGCTTGAGCTGCGATGCCACAATCTGGCCGATGACCTTGATGAGCGTCTGCGCCATGCCGCTGTTGATGTCGGCGACGTCGTTTTGACGCTCGACGTTGCCCTGCACCGCTTCGTGCGTCCGCGAGTGCTGTTCGAGCAGCGCTTCGTGCGTGCGGTCGAGCATGGCCTGACCGGCTGCGTGCTGCATTTCCGCCTGAGCACGCGCGTTGGCGGCCGAGAGATTGCCTTGCGCTACCGCGAGCTGGCCTTGCAGCTTGAGGATGTCTCGCTGCGCCTGGCCTTGCGCGACGGCTTGGTCGCTCTGCGCCTTGATTTGTGCGACCTGGACCGCGGGATTAGGCGGCGCGTGCTGCTGCTGTAGCTGCATTTCCTTCTGATGCTGCGCATAGGCGGGACTCTTGGGGTCCATCGCGAATTCCGACGCATTCTCATAGCCCAGGAGATTGACCCCGAGCTTGAACACGTTGTAAGCGTGCGACGGCGCAATGAGGCCGAACGGCTGAAGCTGCTGCTGCATGCCTTGGAGTAGCCCGAGGTTCGCGCGCCCCTCCTCGCGATTCGCGCTGCCCAACCCAACGTTAACGGTGACCAAGGATCGCTTGCGCCACGACGTTGGATCAGCGGTAACCCATTGGTTTGCGACTTCAAAGAAAAACTCCTGGTCCTGATTGCGCACCATCTCGCCATGGAGCTTCGAGAAAATCTCTTTGACGCCCTCGGCGAGCAGTCGCGCGACCATGTAGATTTTCATCGAGGCCGCCGCCATGCCGGCGAGCTGGCCGCCCTTCGTGACGTTCTGCAGCGCGTCGGCGTCCAGGCCCATGGTGTCGCGGCCGACGCCGGTACGCATCTCGCGGAGGCTGTCCGTGTACTGCAGCGCCGGTATCACCTGCTCGGTGATGTTCGAGGCCGTCTGCATCGGCATAATCGCCTCTGCCGGGTTTCCCTTGGTGCGAACCACACCGCCCGGCCGGCTCGTGAGTAAGTCATCGATGTTGACATTCTGCCAATCGACGGCCACTCGTTCATTGTTGGCAAGGTACAGATTGTCCAAGCCAGCGCGGAATAGCTGAGTTTTAATCACCTGCAGATCGACGAGCAAATCGTAGTAGCTGATGCCCGTGTGCCGGTGCGGCATGCGGATCGCCGAGCCGCTCGCAAAGGGCGTCTCGTCAATCTCCTCGTTCTCAAGGATCACATCGCCGGCAATCTTGATGCGGCGAAGCTCCGCAACCCCGTCGCCGTCGTAATCGACCTTGACCGCGTAATCCCTAAACTCGACTTCCTGCATCGAGAAGTCGGCCGGCGAGTCGGCGTTGAGCTGGTCCGTCACGACGTTGCGCGCCAACGAATCCATTTCGAGAAAATTCATCTTGCCGGGCGGAATGGTGTCAACCACTTCCTTTTTGAACCCGTCAATAATCAGCTCGGAGCGCGTCTTATTGGTCATGTGGCCGGCGAAAGGCACATCACCCAGGCTCCCACGAGCGCCAGAATGGACGCGCATCTCCTCGGGCGGGATGCACATCACCTTAGTCTGCTTCTTCGTCTTTTTGCGACGAATCTGGATATCGAAGCACTGCGCCGTCATGGGCGGCGGCGCCGGCTGCGGCGGCTGGCCAGGCATCGGCGGCGGCTGAATCGGAGGCGGGATCGTCACCGTGTATTCGCTCTGCCCGATGATTTCGATTGTCTCGCCGTGCTCCTCGGTGAGGATGCGCGGTAGCTCGGTCTCGAAAACACCCGTGTACTTCTCGACGCCGGTCTCTGTCTTTTCTTCCGTGTCGACCTTCGCGTAGGAATTGCGCAGCAGTAGCGCGTCCTTGATGAAGTCATGCAGCACGAAAAAGCCGTTGTTCTCCTTCATGAACACATGGTTCACGGCATCGGTTTCGTGCTGCGCCTGGTCGACATCATCGGGGCCGCGCGCATCGAATCGGCAAGGCGTCTTGCTGCCGACGAATATGCGCATGAGCTGCGGCATGATCCACTCCACCGTATCGCGTAGCTCAGGGATGACGACCTGCGAACGGTTCTCGACTTCGTTGCCCAACGGCCGCGCCGCGTAGGCGTTTAGCGCGTTGAAGCGGTCGACTTCGAGCGTGGTCATCTGGTCGCCATTCGGGTACGTGGTTCCCGTGACCACTGTACCCGTTGCGGTCGACGACCCCAGCGCTTGCTTCTCGTACTGGCCGACGAGGTGTAGCAGCTCGTCGTCTGTCATCTGCTTCCCGTTCGGCGCGTCGGCCTGCTTTTCAGCCACGCTTCTTTCCCTTCTTGTCGGCCGCATCTGCCGGCGCTATACCGAGGCTTTCCTCTATTGCATCGAGCCGCTCGCGCAGTTGCTTGTTCTCGCGAACCAAATCGATTAGATCGGAGCCGCGCGCAAGCTCCAAAGCGCGAACCCGCTCCTTGAGCTTCTCGACCTCACCGTATAGCGCCAGGCTCATTACTTGTCGGCCTTCTTACCCTTGGCCGGCTCTTTCGCTTCCGGGTCGGGACAGTTGCAATCGCTCTCCTCGATGGCGAGCGGCACGCCGCTATGCGCGTGATCGGGCTTGGTGATGGCGAGATGGCTCGCGCCGTCGCAATGAGTCTCAGTGAGACCTTCAGAGACAAGATGCTTGAATGACATGGATTACTCCTACTTGGTTAGATGCTTGACAGCCCACATGCAGGCTTCTTCGATGCGCGTCTGCGCGAGGCTGATTTCCCGAGACTTGCCGAGCGAGTCGAGAAACTCGTGAAACGCCCGCGCGTCGTCCTTGATCTTCTGCATTTGCGCCTTCTCGGCGTCGGTGAGAACGCGGTACTGATGGCGCATCACGTTGTTGACGGTGCGCGCGTCGCTGGTCGACGGAATCAACGGATGCTCGGCGACGCCAAGCAGCGGGCTTGCGGCGGCCGTGCTAATTCCAATCACAGAGCCGGCCTCAACCTTCGATGTCTCAATCATAAAATCCCCAGTTTTGGATAGTTCAATGGCCGGCGCATGTCATTGGGTCGCTGCGTCAGCGTCCACACCTTGTTCCCAATCGGGCACCAGTACCGTTTGCCGTAGTAGTCGCCCTGCGCGAGCCCCTGCGCGATTCGGCCGCCATGATTCGGGCAGATCGCGGTATCGAGCGGCTCGGCTTGCGCGTGCTGCATGTCAGTCCCAGGTATTCCAGGGAGCCGCACCAGGCGCCGCGGGTGTCTCGGTGGCAGTACCGGCGACGCCGGCATCGTTCTCAGTCCAGCCGCGGCCGAGCGCTTGCTGAACGTCAGCCGGACCAATTTGCAGGCTTGACCCGTCGGTGCTCGTGTACTGAATACCCGAGTAGCCCACGAAGCTGTCACCGCCAGCAGGGGGAACCATGTTCATATCGCAACCTCTTTAAACGATGCCGGATTTGCCGTACTTCAGCGCCGGCAGACTCATGCCCTGAGAATTGGTCATCTCAGGCGCAGCCATTGCGGCGTATCGCCACATATCGGCGCCGTGACTGAATTCATCGTGAACTGGTGAGCCCGGCTCGCCCGTGCTGTTCGGCACACCGCGGCGGTAGCGCTTCAGACACTCCACCAGGCGCGCGCACTTCTCGCGGTCGATATACGCGCCAGAGAACATCATGCGAGCGGCTCGAATGCCGTGCTCTATGTCGACGCGCGGCAACACGTGAACCGTCCAGCTCAAGCCTTCCATCAGGTCTTTCGCGCTGGCGCCCGTCTTGTAGTCGCCGTGGTCACCGTCGTGCGGCAGGAACAGCGTTCCATAGTTGTACGGCTTCGCCCGCAACTGCGCCGAGTACCAGGCGAGGGTCTTTTTGCTGTCCTCGATGTAGTCAATGACGCGCATCGAGCTTGCCACGCGCTGGCAGAGCCCGACCACCATGCTGTCATTCCACCCAAGATCAAAGACCGGATAGACCAACAGCCGCTGATCGTACGGGAAGGCGCCGATGCGACCCTCTGTGTACATCGCCGCGACCTCATCGGCGTAGATCGCGCCCGAGATCGCCGGTAGACACTTGCCCTCCCAGACGTTCTCATACTGCGCATTCGTCATGGTCGCCTTGGCGTGCAGCCGCTCGGCCTCCATGATCGAGTTAAACCACGGGTTATCCCGCCAGTTCATCTCGCAATCGATGGTCTCAGGATGCGGCTTCTCGACGAAGCGCACCCACGTTGCATCCGTGTCAAGGCGCGGATTCCAGGTAATCCAAATCTCCGAGCCATCGCGCCGGATGGTCGGTATCAGGATTTCCCAGGAACGCTCGGAGGTGACCTGGCCCTCCTCCACCCACACGATATCGACGCCCTCATACGACTTGAGAGACTCGGCCGTCTGGTCGGACAAGCCGGCAAACATGAACTTCGTCCCATTGACGCCGACTATTTCGGCCTGGCCAATGTCGTAGAAGGCGCCCAGTCCCAAGTTAGCGATCTGGTCGCAGAGCAGCTTATGGCACGACGCCTTAATCGACTGTTGCACCTCGCGCGTGCACAGCACGAGCAGCGGGCGCATGGTGCCCCTAATCAGCAGCGTGCGAGCGACTGACCAGCTCTTGGCGCTACCACGGCCGCCGCGGATCGACTTGTACCGCTTGGGCTCCCAGAGAAATTTCAGCTTCTTGGGAAGCTGCGCTCGATTCGTCAGATGAACTCAACCACGACAGCGAGCGGCTTGCCATCCTTGCCCGTCAGCTCCGTGCTGGTGCGCTCGCGATACTTGTCCGGCCGGCGCGACCTCAAGAGCAGCGTCAGCAGGCCGTCCGAGTACTTGCGCACGGTATCGACGCGCGTGCCCATGAAGTACACCGGATCGTCGACGCCTTCGACCGCTCGGCGCCATGCCTCATCTTCGAGCGCGTCGGTTCCCTGCTCGATAGCGCTATCCCATTCCTTGGAGAACGCCTCATCAATCGCCTTGACCTCATAAAGCCGCTGCCGACACATGCCGATCATTTCGCAGGCTTTGGACACGCTCCCGGTCGCGAGAGCCGCAATAAACGCCTTGCGCTTCTTTGGTGTCAGCTTTGTCCGATTCGCCATAGTCTCTCTGCCTCGCCCCTCGGGGTAGAAGCCCGCCAATAACTGAAGCTAAATCAACTCCCTAGCTTCATAAATGCCGCATGGGATTGCGGGTGAATCACGTCTTTCGGTCCCGCAGCGCCTGGCGCTTTGGCAGGCACTTTGCTGACGCCTTTTGCGCGGGTAACAGGTGGCACCATTGCCGGCGCCGCGGGTTTGGTGATCGAGGGCGCATTCGCTCCCACCCCAGCGCCTGGACCTGAGCTTGAACCCAACGGCATGGGCTTCACCTTCGCGGCTGGAATGGGACGCATCAGACGGGGCGGCATGGGCATAGAGGGCTCCTAGCGGTTGACGGGTAGCAGCGCGACGAAAACGAGCGTCTTATAAGCGTTCGTGGTCGCGCACTCCACGACGAATTGATAGACACAGCCGATATTCCCGGCAATGACGGGTACGAGCACTTTCATGCTGGTTGTATCGAGCGTCGGCGAGCCGTTCAAAATGTCGGCGGGCGTGAGATCGACGCCCGAGAATGTCGTAACGGTGACGGTCGGCGTACCGGTGAGCGTCTCACCCGTGGCAAGGTCCAGGGTAAAGTCAAACGTCAGCGGTACGGCCTCTGCCGGGTCTTTCGTGTCGAAGTAAACGCTCACTGGGCCATGTTCCTGCTGACGGTGAAGGTACGACGCGACGGCCGCGTGACGATGTACAAGGGGTCGATCGACAGCGGGCCGCTGTTGCCGTGCGTGCCATCCCAAAAGACGGTCGTGCTGTCGAACTTGACCGTTGTCGAGTCGAAATAAACGTCCGTAGCCACTTCCGGCGCGGGATGGGTGAGCGTCGCGCTTCCGCCGCTCGTGTCGGCCACGTACGCGACCATATCGGGGGTAATGGTGATGGTGCCCGTCGCCAGGCCCGTCCCATCATCGAACTGCACCGCCGCGGTCGCGTTGTTGGTGGTCCACACCGTCTCGCCGTTGGGCTCGATGGTGAGGTAGGTCCCGTCGTACTGCAGCGTATCCCCGGCTGCCGGCACATTGTCGAGCCAGAAGTCGGGATCAAGCACCCCGCCCGGTCCCACGTAAAGGGGCGCGGCGAGGGTGACCGAGGCAGTCAGGCTCATGCGCGCTCCAACATGCGAGGCTGCAGGACCGTCCCACAGCCCGTTATAGCGGTGTAGGCCGTTTGGGTGCTATCGGTCCACCTGTTCAGGAAGAACTGCTCGGACGTGGTGTTGTACGGCCTATAGCTGTTGAATTGCCACGCCGCATTCGAGACCGGGTGCGTCTGCTCGAATATCCAGTTGAGGAGGTTCGTCATGGACGGACAGCCGCCCGTGATGGTCGTCCCGCCGTAGTCGCCGTATTCGGTTATGAACAGGCACTTGCCGGCCGCAATGAGCGAATTGGCGCCGTTGTAGTTCGCCGAGGTGCCCGAGCCCGGATTCGTGACGCCATTGCTCGGCCAAGGATCGGCCGTCTCGTTGGCGTAGCTCGACGCATTCGGGTAGGCGTGCCACTCGTAAAAGAGCTGGTTAGCCGAGTCTATCGGCGTGTAAATCTCGAAATTCGCAACCTGGCCCGACCAGTAGTTACCGGACAGGCCGCAGGGATTCTGCGCACCCGTGGCGCGGATCGCGTTGACGATGTCCTGATAGCCGGCCGTCTGCCACTGCGCCGTGATTGAATAGTTAGTGCCGCCCTGGCTCTGATTGACGACGCCCGAGGCCCACCCGCTGGTCAAAAGCGCGGTGTCTTGCGTGAGCTTCGTCCCCGTGCCGTTCTTGCCGGTATAGACCGGGCCGCCGTAGTCGCTCAAGCGCGGCTCGTTGCACAGGCCGAATACGATCAGGTTGTTGTTGATCGTGTAGCCATTGACCGTGATGGGCGCGGCTTGCGTGCCGTAGCGGTTCGCGCAGAACTCCCAAAAAGCAATAGCCCGATAGTCGGCCATGGGCTGTTGAGCGATGGCCGCGAGGTAGTAGCTCGTCTGGCCGAACGTGAGATAGGGACCGACGCGGTGCATGTCGATCATGGGAATCATGCCGTTCTGCTGCGCGCCCGCGATAGCCGCATCGAGCGCCGCAACGGCATTCCCGTAGGGATCGGCGCTGCGCGGCGTGCCCCATATGACCGCGTTGGGCGCCGCGTTGCCATTGGCGTACGCCAGCTCCGGCCAGGTCACCGTCTTTGAGTCCTGAGTGAAATACCCCGACCAATTGATATCAGTCCCGCAAATCGGGTAGTACCCACTCGCCAACGGCCAGGCGGTCTCGAGCTGGCCGCTCGTGGAGTTAGCGCCAGGCGTCGCCGTGAAGGAGATAGCCTGCGTCGCCGTCGGGCAAATCGTGTCGCCGAGGATCGCGTTTGAGCAGACCGGCAAGCGCACGAAGTTCGCGCCCCAGTTGTTGCGCATACCCGCCCAGTCAGGCGTACCGCCGTCATCCGCCCAAGGCTCGAAGCCCTGCGGGATGCTGTCCTCCATGCCGCTGACGTTGAACCCCATGAGCTGCACGGGGTTGTTGTTCTGGTCGACGAAGGTCGTCGACAGCGCACCCGAGCCAACGCGGATCGAGGCGCCGGCTACAAAGCCCAACGAGGCCGACCCGCCGCTGACATCAGACACCGTCGCGGCGAGCTGCGCGCCCGTCGCAGGGCTTATCGTGAGATTCGCCGAGCCTCCCGTAATGTCGGCAATGGCCGCGGCGAGCATCGAGGGTGCCGGCGCATTCCCATGCGGGTAACGCCCGTGATAGAGGCCGTCCGCGCTTGCGGTCGGACACTCAATGACGAGCGTCGAGGGTCGGTAGACTCCCATCGAGTCTTAGTTCAGGGACCAGACCAGGGAGCCGATGGCGAACTGCGGAGGCTGCGAGCCGCTCGCGATGGCCTGCGAGGTTTGCAGCGCCTGGAACCATATCAGGTCCCCACCCGTCGAGGCGTCCCAGGCGCATACCGTCGTGACGGTGCCCCAATTGGACGTCGGCGAGCCAAAGACAATCGCCACGTTGTTCGATATTTGATCGCTCGTACCGCTCGACGGGGTCGTACTGCCGGCGCCCTGCGTGCCGCTCCAATTGGTGAGCGAGCTGGCATACGCCACCCGTGCATAGCCGGTGCCGGTGACTTCGCTACCGCATGCCGACTGTGATCCGCTGCTCGTGGCCAGGCCGATGTACAACGTCGCGGGCGGCGTGTACGTCTGCCCTCGCGCAATGGAGTCGAGCAGCTTATTGATGAGGAAATACGAGAACGAGGCCGCCTGCGCCGGCTGCCAGGCAAGCGAGGAAAAGCACATCACTGCGAGGAGCAGCAAGAAGGTATTTTTCAGCTTAGCGAACATGGATGACTCCGATTAGTGTGTGGTCGAGACCGAGCGCGCGCAGACGGACAACTGCGCCGATCCGCCCGTGACGGTGCCCCCGGTCGGCGTGAGCGTCACGGCATTGCCGGTGCTGGTGACAGGCGCAACCCAAGGAAATTGGTTGTTGCTCGTGGTGATCGTGCCGCCGCTCAAGAGCTGCGAGCCGCCCGAAAATCCGATGTTCATCGTTCCCGTGGCGCCCACGAGCGCGGTGTCGACTTGCCAGCTCGTGGCGTAGATGCCGAAATAGTTTGGGAAGCTGATGATGGTCGGCGAGGTGGGCGTACCGACAAGCTCTTGACACCAATCCTCGATGGTCGTCTGACCGCTTTCAGTCGCTTCCCAATTCGCATCAACGTCGCGGACATGGAAATGGTTGCCGTAGCCCTTTCCGCTCTGCGAAATGCCTATGCGCGCTTCGTAGCCCGTGTAGTTATCGCGCAGCGCGCTCGCGCCGCCGCACACCGCGCCCGTCGCGCTCGATGCTGTGCTGATCGGCGTGTTGACGCCGAATCCATTGGTGAAGGTGCCGAGCGTGGTCGAATTGTTCGTGACGGTGGCATATCGAATGGAGCCGTCCGTCAGGTATATCTCGCACGAGCCCGAGCTATAAGGCCATGCCGTCAACAGGGTTTCGGTCGTGTCGTTTACCGCGGGATTCGCGGTAAAGGTCATCGGAAATTGGCGCCAGCCAAAGACCGAAATGTCCATATCTGAGTTTTGGACTAGGTTGCTTCCTTGCTGGTAGAACGGCCCGTGGAAGGTCGCCGTAGAGCTGGAGGCCGCGAGGTGTATCTCGCTCTGAAATTTTAAATGATCGCCACAGAACTGATACGACGGGAACCAGGTCGCCGACAGCGGCCAATCGTTAAGGAAAATTCGGAAGTTGCGAAACTCGACATCGGTCGAGCCGCAAGGGATGGCCACGCCGTTGACCGGGAAGGCAGCCGGCTCGGTCGCCTGGTCAAATATGCTGATGTCGCTGAAAACGACATCTTGAATCGGGCCGCCGATAATTCGCCAACCCCAGATAGGCGTACCGTTGAGGGTCGGCGTCTGCGAATTGAACGAAACGTAAATGTTGCTGAATCGACCGCCGCACGTGCTGGTGCACGGCTCCAAATCGAGGAAGCCTTCGGGACGCAGCGACGTGTAGCTGTCTACTATCGTGTTATTGGTGAGGCTGGTCTTAAGCGAGAGCAGCGTACCGCCTGGCCGCTCATTCGGGAGGAGCGTGACAAAAGGCCCCTGGTCGACGGTGCCTTGAATAACGAGCTGTTGTTTGGTGCCGGCGACGAGCTGGTCGAAAATGTAGTAAAGGTGCGGCGGCGCAAACCACTGGTTAAAGCCGCCGATGTTCCCCGTCGCGACGGTGAGCGATGGAGAACCGTATAGCGTGGTCGAGACCCCGGCCCCGGACGGATTGTTTGCAGTACCAGACCCGCACGTGAGGTAGTTATTGACGAGCGTCTGGCCCTGCGTGAACTGGGCGCAGATCGTCTGCGAAGCCGTCGTCGTGAACGCGTATTGACCGGTAGCCAAAGTCCAGGGCGATGGCAGGGTCGCACTGGTCGAGCCCAAGGTCGCGAACGTGACGGAGCCGCCCGTCCCGTCCTGCATATCCGAGTAGCGCTTGCCCTCAGTGTTGTAGAACTTGCAGTAGCAACTGCCCTGAAACGCCATATCGACACCATCGACAATGGTGTGATCGAACGTGATGTCGGTCGGGATCGACATGTTGGCCGAGTCGGCGGCCGGCGTATTCGGGCTCGCCGCGGTCGCGCCGACGTTCCACTCGAAATACAGGCCGACCGCCGCGGGCATGAACGCTTGCGGATTCGCCCCGGCCGGCGCACCAAACGACATGTTGCGGAAAGTGATGTCAGTCGTATTGCCGCGCAGAGCAAAGACCGGCAGGAATGGCGATTGACCCTGCCAAGACGGCTGTCCGGTCGTCCCCATGCTGACGCCGTGCGCGGTGAGATAGCTTTGCAGCCCCGAATACTCGGCGCTGACGCCTGGCGCGAACGGACCGCAGCTCAGGCCGCAGCCGGCCATCAGCGCGCCCGCGTTGGCGCTGTACTCGATGCAATTGCTCGTGACGTTGGCGCAGGTCCAGGTCCCGCCGCGGACGTTCACCCAAACGAAAACATTGACGCCGGTATTATCGACAATGAATTGACCGGTAGGACCGATCATCACATTGGTGCCGGCCTTCACATAAATCTGATTCGCGCTATTGCCCATGTGCAGGTAAATCGGGCAATTGACTTGTATGACGGTATTGGTCCCGCCATAGGTCTGGAATGCATTGTTGACGGCTACGAGGCTGTCATTGACGCCGTTGGGGTCGACGGTTTGACCGCCGCCCGTGTAGCTGCACAGGTTCAGCGTGTTGTACGCGCTGCTCGTCCCGCCGCCCGAGCCCGTGCCAGGCGTACACCAGGAGGGCGCCGCGGAGGAGCCCGACAAATTGCAAGGGTAGGAATTGGCCGGGAAGTTCGCGAAGTCGGCGAGCGTGACCGAGCCCGGATTGATCGAGCTGTGATTCGTGCCCGAGGCTATCGACACGTCCCCGGTGATCGGCGCGTACAGGGTGCCGTAGAGATCGACAAAGTTAGCGTCGAGCTTCGCGCCGCCCGATGCCAGGTTATCGGCTGACCCCGGCGTGGTGATGATCGGCTGATACGCGGCAAACGCGGGCAACGCGAACGCCAGCAGTAGCAGCGCTTTCAAGGATCGCAACATGCGGAAAAGCTCCAAAAAAAAGCCCGCGTGATTGCGGGCTTTTAGAGGTGAGAACCACCAGAGGGGATGTGTGGTGAGGGTTAATCGTCCACGGTCGCGACCTTAGACGGGTTTATGCGCGCGTTCAAATCGAGCGATACCCCAATTCGAAACCGCGCCTTCTGCAAGAGCCGCTGCAGGTCGCGGACCGACATGTGCAGCGCCCTGGCCGAGACCTCGATAGGCTCCCAACACAGGTAGTAGCGGCGTATCGCCCGCTCCTCGTTTTTGGGGATGGTCGTCAGTAGCCAGTCAATCTCGGCGATAGCCTCGGGCATCGTGATCGGCGGCGAGCCGGCGCCGGCTCCATTGATGCCAAATTCCATCATGCGAGCGATGGGGGATGAGGACGCAAACCCTTGCACCTGCGAATCCTTGCCCCAACGCCCCCAGGCTTCGAGCCGGCGATGAACTACGAGCGTTTCGGGGTCCATACGGTTGGTCGCTCGGGCGTCGCGCTCCTGCATTACTGCAGCCATGAGATGGCACACGCGCCGCCGTAGCAGGCACCGGCAATGAAGCAAATCAGCCCGATGCCTATCACCACTCCCCACATATCGCCGTCGCCCCCGCCGTCTCCGTCGTCGTCCGGGTCGTAGTACATGCGTCGCTCCCTATCCAGTTGCTAAACCATTTTGGAATGCGCCCGCGCCTCGGCCAGCGTGAGGCCCGCTCAATCGCTCGAATGTCCAGGCCCGTCAGCGACTCGCGCAGCTCGGCGCGGTGCTGCGTTTCGTTGTCGTCTCGGTCGAAGCGTCCGACGGCCACCGCGGTAAACGCGTCGACCCAGTCGCCGCCGCCAAAGGAGTACTCCGCATCCGTGCCGGACAGCGGATGGCGAGCGCCGCGCTCGATGCGCTCGCCCTGGTCAATCATCAGGTGGGACACGTCCGGCTCCCGTTTCGGCCTCCTCATCGGCGCGTAAAGTAGTCGAGCGTCGCGCGCTTCGCTTCTTCCCACCCGTAGCACACGCAGACATCGAAGCCGACGGCGCGCAGGCGCTTATGCCAGTTCGTTTGCTCCTCGGGGGGTGGATCGCCCCCTATGCGCTTCATCTCGATTCGCAGGCCGTGGAAGCCATTGGCCGGCAGGTCGATATTCACATCAGGGTAGCCCGGCTTGAGCCCCTGCATCTTGAGGGCGTTGGCCTGGATCGCTCGACGCTTGGCATCGCCCGCGAGAAACGAGCCGTTGGGGATCGCGTAGGCGTAATCAAACACCTTGAGCCCGTCATAGGTGAAGTACCGCAGCCATTGGAAAAATACCGATTGCTCGACACGTTCGAGCGGTGCGAGCCGGCCACTCACCGATTTACCGGGCTCGCGCACAATTGCCAGGGCTTTGCGTATGGTCATATCAGCGACATTTGCCTCAAGGGTTCGGAGTAGGTTTTTTCGAAGCATTCGGAGAACGTGAGGCCGCGTTGCTGGACGGCTACGCGGTCGGAAAGGCCCAGGTCAACAATGGCCGCGCGAAGGTTCGCTTTGCGGCTCTCCGTGGTCGACGTGCCCAGGAACACATGCACGCCGTAGCCGCCCAGGAGGCGCGCGAGGTAGGTCTCGCGGTCGAGCTGCGTGAACAGGTGCTCGAACCCCGAGGAGGCGGGTTCGGGCGCCTTCCTGCGACCCATCACCATCGGCGCATCCGATTGGCGAGAATTTCCCACTCATCCATCTCAGGATTCGCGCCGGCCGCGAGCTGGCGCAGTCGCGTCACCTCCAAATTCAGATCGATGATGATGCCGGCGAGAACCGCGATGCGCGCTTGCGCCTCGGCGAAGTCGGCGGCGAGCTTTGCAATGCGCTGGTCTTTGTTCATCACGCACCTATCCGCTTGATGCCGGCGAGGCCGAGGCGCTGCGCGACGGCCGGCACCGGACGCGCGTTTTCGGCGAGCTTAATTTGCGTCGTGTAGCCGGCTGGCGTCTCCCCTGCGGCGGGCGGCCGAAAGCCGATGGCCTTTGCGCGCGCCTTCGCTTCCGCCCATGCCGCCTCGTTGCTCGGACCGGCCGGCGCGATGGCTCCGCGCGGGGTCTTTTTCGATATCGGCCACTCGCCGTTCCACGGCATGTTCTCGTCACCAAACCAGCGGGCGGGATCGGAGGCCGGCCGATTCTCGGCGTCGCAATGCTTGCGGTAACGCTTCACGCCCGCGATGAGCGTGTCCCAGGTAACGCCGCCCTCGATGATCCGGCGTATGGTGCGCTCGGCCGTTATCCATCCCTCGCGCGCCGCTTTAGGGTAGATCGCTTTCAGCTCGAGCATTCGCTCAGCGTGGATGCGCTCGCGCTCGAGGAAGGAGGCCTCTGCGGTTCCCCGTGGAACGTCGGGCGCGTTTTCGGAATTGCTCGGCAAATCGAGCGAGCGCGCCTCTCCCTCTGAGTTTGAGTCTGAGTCTGAGTATGAGTATGAGAGGGGGACTTCGGGGGACACCGGGGGACACCGGGGGACTTCGGGGGCACTTCGCTGTGCCTCACGAGCTAGGCGCTTGCGCTCGGCATCGGCGCCGGACTCGGTGCGTGCTGCATCCTTGCCCATGAGTCGCGCTTTCTCGCGGTACTTCCCGTGATTGACGACGCGCCAACCCCAGGTGCGATGCTCGTCAATCAGCTTGAGGCGCGCGCCGTTTTCGACACGAGTACGGCTGTAGGGATCAGGCTCGCAGAATCGCTGCATGCAGGCGATTACCTCGGCCACCGGCAAACCCGTGACGCCCGCGAGAAATTGCGGGGTTACGTCGACGATGCCGGCGTGATCGGCGAGAGAAAGCACGATGGGCCACACACCGATATCAGGCCATCGACCGTAGAGGGTGCCCGTAGTGAGCGAATCGAACAGGGGCGTGTAGCCGCTCATAGGGTGGACACCTCCGACAGCGATTTCCTACCAACTATTGGCGCGGGAGGAGACAGACCGCGCAGAAACTCGCGAGTAAAACGATAAATGGGGGACTGTTGCCGTGTGGCCGCCACGGCTGATTTAATGCGCAGCGAGGCATTTGCCTTGTCTACGGAACCGCAATGAACTGGTATTTCTTCGGCGCGATGATTTGGATCAGCCTGGGCCTGTGGGCCATCTTCAACACCGTTACTGACATTGAAGATCGCGTTAAAAACATTCAGGTGATGCTGATGGAATTGAAGAACCGGGAAGGCCCGCAACACTAATTTCGGGCGTTTAGTCAAATCCCCTACAACGTGCAAAACATCTCTCCCATACTGCGTCGCAACTAACGGTTGTAATCCACCAGGCGTGCGGCAGTGGTTTAACTTAAAAATTTGGATGACTTAAACGCCCTACCCTGCGGAAGATTCGAGCGGGTACAGATCGGCGCGCAGATCGTGGCGCGAGATGCCTGTGATTCGCTCAATCTGCAATACACGCTCGGGCGGTATCCGCTTACGACGGCGCCAGCCTTGGACGGCCTGCGGTGTTATGCCGCACTGGCGCGCGAGCTTGCTCTCACCGCCCGCCGCGTCGATAGCGAGCTGCACGGGCAAAGTTTCTGTGGTGAGGGTCTCGCCCTCGGATTGCGTTATGTCCATGCAACATAGGTTACAACCCACGGTTGGGAATGGTCAACTTGCGGTTGGCATTGAATCGCAACTGATAATCGACCGTAGCTTGGTTACACTGCAACGTATGGTTGTAGCCGGTAAAGACATGCAGAGACGCGCGTTTGCAGAACGCCTGCATGAGGCTATCGACCTAGTCAAGGGCGCACCCCCAAAGGAAAGGGGCCGCGCACCATGGCTTCGGGACGAATTCAAGAATAAATTCAAGGTCGCCCTATCGGATCAAGGCGTGACCAAATGGCTGAAAGGGGAAGCATTCCCCGATCAGACCCACCTGACTATGATCTGCAAAATTACTGGCGCCAATCAACAATGGTTGGCTACTGGCGAAAGTCCGAACTGGCCGGAATCGAAGCCGCAGCCGCCCCGCTCTGCCCTATACAGCGAGCGCGAATTACTACTTTTGCAGGCATTCCGAAATGCTGATCCGAGCCTACAGATAGCCGCCGAGCGAGTGCTTGACAGCGGATGGCGCGACGACCCGCAGCCGAATACCGGGGGAGTGTGGCAACACGCTAGCCCCGCAAAAAAATAGGGGGCACCCTTCGAGTCGACGATGAGGTGCCGAATAACTCCCTGACAAACACCGGAATCCGTGACTTGCTCGAAGGACCATAGCGACACCCATCCCCCTCTCACGTTGCCCTGTCGCCACATTTCCCGCTGTAGGATTTTCGCCCTTTTACAGTAAGGGTATTCTCTATTGACAAACTAAAGTGCCGTAACTAACGGCGATTATCTTCGGTTGCCCCAAATCCCAACTAATAGTTGTAATCACAACTAGTAGTTGGTATTGTCTCCTCTCGGCATTTCGCCGAAAGGAGAGAAAACGTGCAGACCGCTACCCTTCCCCTCCCCGGGTTCTTCCCCCTCTGGCTCGTCGTCCACTACAACGAGCGCAATTCAAACGCCATCGGGCATATCGAGCTGTACAGCGGCCCGGATTGCCTTGACGACCAGCTTCTAGCCGTCAAAGGCGTCGAGTTCCTGCCGTCGGCCACGGTCGAGGCGATCCGCGTCGAGCTGTACACGCATGACGCCAACCGCCGCCGCCGCGAGAAAAATCTCGAGAAGCTCGCCGCGATCTCCTTGCAGCGTTCGCCTGACTTTCGCGAAGGCCGGCGCGAATATCGATTGCACCCGCTCGAAGTCGCGCAGCAGGACGGATTCGCCGATGAGGTGCTGTCATGAGCACTCACACGCCGACGCCTTGGACCACGCACAGGCATGCCGAAGGCGTTGACCTTATCGGCCCTGATTTGGGATTCACGATAGGCGAAATATTTGCTGATCCGGCCGCGAACGCAGAAGCGAACGCCGCCCATATCGTCAAGTGTGTCAACGCGCACGATGAATTAGTAGCAGCGTTGATGGCACTACGCAATTGCAAGCTCTACCCGGCCAGCGCTGACCACGACGCAGCGAACCGCATGATGCACGCCGCGCTCGCCAAGGTGCAATCATGAGCGCCCCCAAGCACACGCCAGCCCCCTGGGTCGCCGCGGTCAACGTCAACCCCCTGCATTCGTGGACCGTGTACGGTGGACCGCCGCTCAAGCTCGGCGAACTCACGCCGATTGCAGAACTTCCCGACGCTTGCAGCTACGTCGCCGAATGCGCAATGACCGAGGAGCGCGTCTCAGCGAATGCGTACTTGATCGCCGCCGCGCCTGAGATGGCCGCCGCTCTGAGCGGCTACCTCGCGATGGTCGACAGCCGCGAGCCCATCACACCGGCACACGTGAAGGACATCACCGACGCCATGCGCGCCGCGCTCGCGAAGGCCGGCATATGAGCCGCCGCAAATACGCCAGCCTCGCCGAGCGCCTCAAGGCCCACGTCCGTATCAACCGCCTCACCGGCTGCTGGCTCTGGACCGCAAAAAAAGTCGCTCGGCGAGGCGGCGACTTCGTCGGGCGCATAACGCTGCGCATTGCCGGCAAGCACGTGAACCGAGCGGCGCACCGGGTTTCCTTCGAAACATTCAAAGGCCCGATCCCCGAGGGCTTGGAAGTCGATCACACGTGCGTCAATTCTCTTTGCATCAACCCCGAGCACCTCGATGCCGTCACTTCGACGGAGAACATCAGCCGACGCGACGAGCGCGCACGCGCAGCGGCTATCGCGCGCGGCAATCTGTGCGGCGAATGCGGCCTTGAGATTTCAGAAGGCGCCACCTGCTACGCCTGCGCCGCGGTGGCAGCATGAGCTTCGCGGCATGGTGGGCGCACCTATCCTGCGCACATTGCGCCCTGGTCATGGCGCTGCCCCTGACCGGCGCCGCGATTGGCGGAAGCATTCGCATCACGCGCCGCCAGCGCCGCGCGACGCTGCTACGCCGCCTCAATTCTCCATTCCATGCTTATCCGGTTGATACCCATAGGAATGCGTAATGCAGTATTTCGGCGGTAAACAGCGAACGGCGGCGAAACTGGCAGCGTTCATGCGCCCCTATGTCGCGGAGCGCGGCGCTTACGTCGAGCCGTTCGTTGGGGGCGCTGCGATGATGACCGCGCAGCCCGCCCCCAATCGCGTAGGCGGCGACGCAAACGAGGCCCTAATGACCATGTGGCGTGCGCTCGCCGACGGGTGGGTGCCCCCGCAATACGTCAACGAGGATGAATACGCAGACGCGAATCGTAGGCGAGACCCGTCCGACCCACTCACGGCGTTCATCGGGTTCGGCGTTTCGTTCGCCGGGAAATGGTTTGGTGGATACGCGCGCGGCGGCGAGAATCGTAACTACGCCGCTAATGCCGCGTCGTCATTGAGGAAAAAGGCGCATGGCTTGAAGGGTGTGCGCTGGCATTGTGGGGACTATAGGACGTGTCCGTTGCCCACTAGTGCGGTGATCTACTGCGACCCGCCCTACGCCGGCACGACCCAATACGGGGCCGTGGGAGCCTTCAGTTGGAGTGATTTTTGGGATTGGTGTCTTGCCAAGCACGCGGAGGGATACGCGGTGTTCGTGTCAGAGTACACAGCCCCACCAACCTTTCGCGTTGCCTTTGAAGTCACCACGAAAACGGACATTCGCACGAGCGCGAACGGCAAGGAGTCTCGCACCGAACGCTTGTTCGTGCCCGCGGACGCGGACTATGGGCGCTAACCGGATAAGCATGCTCCATTCTTTCGGACCATTCATGACCCGCATTACCGAGCGCGCCGGCTATGAACGCCGCCGAGTTCCACCAGCAACAGTTAGAACATCAGCAACACATCGAGGGTATACAAAAATGCAATTTCAGAAAGCACAACGCAAACAAGCACGACTCCGCCTCGCCGTCACTGGCCCAAGCGGTTCCGGTAAGACCTACTCCGCTTTGCTCCTCGCCGCAGGCATCGGCGGCAAAATCGCCGTGATCGATACGGAACACGGTTCCGCATCTCTCTACAGCGACATGGTCGATTTCGCGACGCTCGAACTGACACCGCCCTACACGCCCGAGCGCTACATTGAAGCGCTCGCACTCGCAGCGCGTGAAGGCTTCGACATTTGCATCGTCGACAGCGCGACGCACGAATGGGACGGCTCGGGCGGCTGTCTCGACATCAACGAGCAGATAGCTCAGGCGAAATTCCGCGGCAACACCTGGAGCGCATGGAGCGAGACCACGCCGCGCCACCGCGCCTTTATCGACGCGATGCTGCAGTCGCCCATGCACATCATCGCCACCTCGCGTAGCAAGACTGAGACCGTCCAAGGCGACGACAAGAAAGTCAAAAAGCTCGGAATGAAGGCCGTGCAGCGTGACGGGTTCGAATACGAATTCACCGTCGTGCTAGACCTGGAGCATAGCGGACACTGGGCCGTCGCGAGCAAAGACCGCACGCGACTTTTCCCGCAACCGCACATCATCACGGCTGAGACCGGCAAGCGCCTGGCGCAGTGGCTTGACTCTGGCGTGGCTGAGCAGCCGCCTGCGCAGCAGCAGCCGCCCGCAGACCCCGAGATGAATGCCGACGAAGCGAAGGCGCATCTAACCGCGATTCAGAACGCACAGGACATGATTGTGCTGCGCGGACAATGGACCGCCGCGCAGCGCGCGGCGAAGAAGGTAGGCGACCTCGCCGCCCTGAAGCGCTTCGAGGAGGCGAAGGACAAGCGCAAAGCCGAACTCGACACCAAGGCGCAAGCCGAGCCCGACGAGCTGCAGCGGCCCACGACCGCGAGCGATAACACCGACATCGGCACCATGCAGAATGCCGGCGATACCAACACGCTCGCGCTGTTCGATGAGGGCGACAAGCGCGAAGCGCAAGGGGAGGCCGCCTAATGGCTTCCCTATTCACAATCGCCGAGCAGTTCCGCGCCCTGGAGCGCCTCGCGGATGACGACGTGCCGCCCGAGGTGATCGCTGACACGCTCGAAGGACTCGAAGGCGAGCTAGAGGTGAAGGCCGTCAACATCATCAAATTTGCCATGAACCTGGAGCACGACGCGGCCGGCGCCGAGATGCTCGCCGAGGCATACAAGGAGCGCGCCAAGCGAATCAACAAGAAGGCGACCGGCCTGCGCGACTACCTCAAATCGGTGATGGAAGTACTCGGCCGTCACAAGATCGAGACGCCCGAAGTAACCCTCGCGGTGCGAAAGAACCCCGCCGCGGTCGTCATTGACGACGCGACCATCGTGCCCCGCTCGTTCAAGTCAACGCCGCCGAGCTTCGCCGATGTGATCTTTGCGCCGCCGCCCGACACGTCGCCCGACAAAAAGGCAATCGTCGACGCCCTCAAGGCGTACGCCGCGCTCGTCGAGAAGATACCGGCCGGCGAAGCGATCCCCGCAACCCCAGTCCCCGGCGCGCGCCTCACCGTCGCCACCCGGTTGGAGGTGAAGATATGAATCAGGGACATTTTGCCGGCTACGTCGGCCGGGACGCCGAGCTGCGCACCACGCCGGGAGGCACGAGCGTCCTTAACTTCAGCGTCGCGGTGTCGACCGGCTTTGGTGACAACAAACAAACGCTATGGGTTGCATGCGCACTGTGGGGCGAGCGCGCCGAGAAGCTCGAAGCCTATGTAGCCAAGGGCACGCCCGTCGCAGTCTCAGGCGATGTCGACATTCGCACCTGGGAGCACAACGGCCGCCACGGCGCCGAGCTGCGCTTGAACGTGCAGCGTCTGACGTTCATGGGGAAAGCCAAGGATCGCGACGACCGCGACGAGGCGCCAGCCCGACAGCAGGAGCGCGGCATGCGCCGCAACGGCAACAGCAACGGGCAGGCGGAACGCGGGCAGACGCGCGACGCATGGGGCGGCAACGCGCCCGCTCGAAGCGCCCAGGCGCAACAGCCGGCGCCGGCTGGTGATGACGATTTCGACGACGACATACCGTTTTAGGAGGCCCAGTGATCGACGTAAACCAAATGGAGCGCGCTATGCACTTCCTCGCGCAGACGGACATCGAGTTTGCGCAGGAGAAGGCCGAGCTGCTCAAGGCCGAGATTCTTCGCAAGCGCGTGCGGTCGCGAATCTTCCTCACGGCAGAGGGAACCGTCGCCAGCCGCGAGCACGCGGCCGAGGTGCATCCCGACGTTGTCGCGGCCGACGATGCCTACATCGCGAGCGTCAAGACTTTCGAGACCCTCAAGGCGAAGCGTCAGAAGTCCGAACTCATCATTGAAGTATGGCGCTCATTGGAGAGCAGCCGAAGGAAGGCAGCATGAGCCAAGGCAAGGAATTGAGAGACGACGGCATCGAACAGGTGCTTGCGCCCGAGGTGCTGTGGTCGGACCGCTACCGCGCCGTGATCGTCGGATTGTTCGCGAGCCGCCCCGAGGGCTTCCGGTTCACTGGCGAAACTCTGCGCCTGGTGGCGACAGAGAGCGGCATCGAGGCGCCACACCATCACAACTCATGGGGCGCAATCGCGCGCAGCCTAATCACCGGCTGGATGCGCGACCGGCAGATAATCACGATGGGGTACGCGCCGGCCAAGGACCCGGCCGCGCATGCGCGCTCCTATCCTCAGTACGAAAAAATCACCGCGCGTCGCTACCGGTTCGCCGACGACGCGCGGCAAATTTCGTTGCTGGAGGAGAGCGCATGACGTTCAAAGCTGGCGACAAAGTCATGGTCGTTGCCGTCCAGGGCTATCAGTACCCCAAGGATGTCAAGCCCGGCGACCTCGGCGTGATCGCAAAGCAGTGCATCTGCAGAAACGCCATGGTGGTAGCGCTCACCACCAAGCGACGCGTTTATAGCGTCGCCTTTGACAAAGGGCTGGATTGCCTCGCCGCCTACACCCTTCGAAAGATCGACCCCGACGGCCGCGATGTCGGCTCTTGGGACAACTGTTTTTGGAAACCCAACAAGGTAGAAACCAATGCTTAATCGTGCCGAAGAATTCTTTGTGGCAAGCCGCCTGCTATCGCGCGCCCGCCACCAATCCAAGAAGCTGGCGAACGCGAAGGCGAAAGCGCGCCCGCTGCTCCCCGAGCTAATGCGCAACATCCAAGAGGATATCGTTGAATGCACGCGGATCGCGCTGCAGCTCCAAGCCGGCACGCACTCGCGGCCGAGCGAGCGCAGCGCCTTGACGGCCGCGCTTGAGAAGGCGAGCAACGTCATCGCGCGCCTTCACTCGCACTCGGTGAAGCAGGCCAACAAGATCAACGAGCTGACGGCGTTAGTCGAGCAGCTCAGCGAGTCGCGCGAGGTGGCGAATGGATAAGCACGGCGCCGAGCTGCTCGACGCGGCCGGCCCCTACGTGCGCGCGATCTATCCGCGCCTGTCGGCCGATCAGCGCGAGCTGATGCTCGTGAACCTTCACTTTCGGCGCCGCTGGCCGTGGCATAGCGCGCTGGCCGGCATCGCGCCGACGAACAAGCCTGCAGCACCTTCTTCACAGGAGAAACAGTAATGGCCACTTGCAATACCTATCCGTGTTGCAACGATGCCCGGCATTCGCGAGAGGCGCAGTCATGACGCTCCTATACCTGCTCCTACTCCTCGCGGTGTCCGTCGGCTTTTGGTGTGCCGGCGCCGTCTACGGGCTCCGCACCGGAGCAACCGTGTCGCGTGAGCGCATCCAATTGGCCTATGACCTTGGCAAGAAACACGGCCAGGACTTGGCGAGACCGTACCGATTGCCGATCTTGTCGACCAGATTCGCCTTAAGAAGTTGCTCGGCGACCTCCGGGCGCTTGCGAGGCTTCATGCGGGCCTTTTTGTCCGCCTTGGTCTCGCGCACCCAGGGCATCAAAGGTGCCTTAGATGCCCACACACTGGGAGAGGGCGCCTTAGGCATCTTTGACAGCAAAGGGCATCTTAATAAGGGAAAAAGCGCGGTAGCCGACGATGTGGAGGGGCCTCGGCGCGGTTGGACTCGCATCTGCTGCTCACCGTCGTGCTCGCCGGATAATAGGCGTAGCTCGTTCAAGACCAAACCGGCAATGTCACCGTTGCCGCGCGCCCAGGGGGGCGAGGAGATATGAGCGATAAATTCAGAGACTACCTTTGCTTTGCCGTCGCGGCCGTCGTGCTCGTCGCATTCCTCGCGTACCAGCATCACGAGGCCGCGCGGTGCACCAGCCAGGGCGGTGTACCGGTGCGCAAACTGTCGGGAGGCATGGCATGCGTGCGCGAGCTGGATCACGCGCCGACGCTTGAGGACATGGCCCACGCGGATGCGACGCCATGAGCAGCGCAATCGAGGCAGAGCGCGATTTGCTCCGCGGCAATTGCAACGTATGCGGCGGCCCGTTGGAGAAGGCGCGCAATGCGCTGTGCTGGTACTGCAAGAGGCCGATATGACCGAATCGAAGATAGTCGGTGACGCCGAGTATCTGAAGGCGCTAAGCGGTCGCAAGCAGCGCTCGGCCGTCGCCTCGTGGTGTCGCGACAAGGGTATCAAGTACATGCTCAACGCGGACGGCTGGCCCGTGACGACGCCGGCCGCGCTTGACCGCGCAGTCACCAAGGCGGTAAAGAGGGGACCCCATTGGGAGATTTTCGACGATGAAGAAGAAATTACCGCCCAAAGTCCATGAAAAGCACGGCCGCTATTTTTACGTCGATAAAAATAAGTGGACGCCGCTTTGTCGCGTGAGCGAGAGCCCGAGCGAACTACATCGCGCCCTCGCGAAGCTGACCGGCGAGCCGAGCAAAACGCTGCTCGGCATCTTTTCCGACTTCACCGCCTCGCGTGACTTTGCCGCCCTGGCCGAGTCGACGCGCCGGCAGTACAAGTATTTTTATTTCGGCCGGCTCAATGATTTCTGCGGCGACCTGTTGCCGCACGAAGTCGAGGCGGCCGACGTTGCTCAGTACCTGCAAAAGCGCAAGGTGAACAAGAAGGGGAAGGGCGCCATCAGCGGCAACCGCGAGCGCGCCGCGCTGTCGAGCGCTTATGAGTGGGCAATGCGCCACGGCAAAGCGAAGGCGAACCCCTGCCGCGGCATTCGGCGCAACCCGGAGAAGCCGAGCAAGGTCGCCATCAAATCGGCCGACCTGTCTGCGAAGATCGACGAGGCGCCCGTACACTTCGCCGAGGTGATGCAGCTCGCCTACCTGACCGGGATTCGCGCGGTCGACCTTCGCGCGTTGAAGCTGTCGAACCTCACCGCCGAGGGTATCGAGTTCACCGAGTCCAAGACCGGCAAGCACGTAGTCACGGCCTGGACGCCGACGCTCCGCGAGCTGGTCGACACCATTCTCAAGGCGCGCACCGAACGGATGACGCGCCAGTACGCCAACAAGTACCGAGCGCCGCGGCCGGCCCAGGAGCATGACTACCTGCTCACCAACCGATTCGGGAAGCCCCTCACCGTGTGGGGCGTTATCAGCAACATGCGCCGGCTAGATACCGGCTTTCAATTCAAGGCAATTCGCGCGAAGGCGCAAACTGACGGAGGAGAGAGAAACGTGTTAGGACATACGGGACAAATGCGCGAGGTGTACACCAGGCGCCGCAAATTGGTGCCGGTACGATGAAACCCCTCCGCGTCGTCGGCTACCGCGCTATTTCCTTTGTTAAGATGCCCTTTGTTGTCAAAGATGCCTAAGGCGCCCTCTCCCAGTGTGTGGGCATCTAAGGCACCTTTGATGCCCACGTGGGCATCTTCGTCGGTCGGCAGTTCCCATACCCAACGACCATTGGCGCCATACCCGACCTTCTGCGGCTTGACCTTGAGGCGATTGCGCGTCGTGCGAAGCGACTTGTCGCTGATTCCGAATGCCTTCGCCTTCTTGAATGCCTCCTTTGAGTCGATGGGGCCGCTGCTCATCGGCGGCTAGCTTTCTTAGACACTTGTCGAATTCTTAGACGCTTCCCGAGCTACCCGCGTCTAAGTCATTGAATTTGGTGGGCCGTGTAGGGATCGAACCTACGACCAATTGATTAAGAGTCAACTGCTCTACCAGCTGAGCTAACGGCCCAATAAACCTTTCCGCACAAACACTGCACGATCCAACCACTTTCTAAAGGTGGGGTGGACGACGGGGCTCGAACCCGCGACAACCGGAATCACAATCCGGGGCTCTACCAGCTGAGCTACGTCCACCATCGTCAACTTCCGACAAGTGGCGCGCCCGGCAGGAATCGAACCTGCAACCGCCGGCTTAGAAGGCCGGTGCTCTATCCAGTTGAGCTACGGGCGCCTTCAACAAAAACGACTGCGCCAAACGTATGTTCCAGGCCGATGCTCGGGTTCGTGCAAACCGAATCGGAAGTGCGCGCGGATTATATAGGAAGTTTTCGAGGTTTGAAGTCCCTTCGCAATCTAATTGCAGCGCAGCATAAATAGGGTTGACCCACCTCGGTAAACACAATATCTTGTGTCCCATTGCGGTGTCCAGCACTAGTGCTGGACCTAAGAGGGAATCCGGTGAGAACCCGGAACTGCCCCGCAGCGGTAAATGGGAACGAAACACGCCAACGGCACTGAATTGTCGACGCAAGTCGCCGGTTTGGGAAGCAGCGTGCGGTAGAAAGCGGCCACAACGGCCGAACGCCCATCAGTCCGAAGACCTGCCGCGATCCTCTTCCCGATGGGGAAGTTGTACGGCTCTGGAGCTCTCGTGGGAGGAGCGGCCGGGTAACGTGTCTGCCTCATCCGCGCAGGCCACACCCCGCCCTTTCGCCGTCGGAGTTCCACCTTGCTCGGGGGAGCAGTTGCCGGCGAAAGGTACTCACGCGCGTCCCAACACCGCGCCCTCGAACCCTAGCCAACGACTGTGCACTCCGGCGATTGAACTCGTGAAGGAAACACAGTGACCACACAACAGATAGCTCAACCCCAATTCAATTTGAATCCCCCGCCCTCGCCCCGCGCGCCCATGAGCGTCAAGAAACGCTCCGGCGCGCACGAGCCCATCGATGTGAACAAAATCGTTCGCGCCGTGACCCGCTGCTGCGAAGGCATTGCCGACGTCGATCCCATGCGCGTGGCACTGAAGACCATTGCCGGTCTCTACGACGGCGCCACCACCCGCGAATTGGACGAGCTCTCCATCCGCACGGCGTCCTCTTTCATGGCGGACGAACCCGCGTATTCTAAGCTCGCGGCGCGCCTGCTCGGCGCCTTCATCGACAAGGAAGTCCAAGGTCTCGGCATCTACTCGTTCTCGCAATCCATTCGCACCGGCTTCGATGTCGGCCTGGTGAACGAGCGGGTGTTGCAATTCGTTGAGTCCAACGCTCGTAAGCTGAATGACGCCATCGACGTCGAGCGCACCCAGCGCTTCGAATATTTCGGCATCCGGACACTCTACGATAGGTACCTCTTGAAGCATCCCACGAAGCGCTACGTCATCGAGACGCCGCCCTATTTTTGGATGCGGGTTGCCGTGGCCCTGAGCACCACGGTCCATGAAGCCATCGAGCAGTATCGGTTGTTCTCCTCGTTGGATTACTTGCCGAGCTCGCCGACGTTGTTCAATGCCGGAACGCTGCATGAGCAGCTGTCGAGCTGCTTCCTACTGGATTCACCTCCCGATTCCCTGGAAGGAGTCTACGAGAAGTACAAGGACATCGCTCTGCTGTCGAAATTCTCGGGCGGTATCGGCGTCGCCTGGCATCGGGTGCGTTCCGAAGGCTCGCTCATTCGCTCCACCAACGGGTTGTCGAACGGCATCGTTCCCTGGCTCAAGACCCTGGATTCGTCGGTGGCCGCGGTGAACCAAGGCGGTAAGCGCAAGGGCGCGGCCTGCGTGTACCTCGAAACCTGGCACGCCGACATCGAAGCCTTCTTGGAACTGCGCGACAACACCGGCGACGACGCCCGCCGCACCCACCACTTGAACGTGGCCAACTGGGTGTCGGACCTGTTCATGAAGCGCGTGGAAGCCAACGAACCCTGGTCGCTGTTCGATCCCAAGGACGTGCCGGAACTGCCTGACCTGTGGGGCTCCGCTTTTGAACAGGCCTACGTGCAGGCCGAAGCCCGCGGCTTGGCTCGCAAGACCCTGGCCGCCCGGGATCTGTACGCCCGCATGATGCGCACCTTGGCCCAGACCGGCAACGGCTGGATGACCTTCAAGGACAAATCCAACCGCGCCTGCAACCAAACGGCTCAGGCCCACAACGCCGTGCACCTCTCGAACCTGTGCACGGAGATCATCGAGGTCACCACCCACGGCGAAAGCGCGGTGTGCAATTTGGGGTCCATTAATCTCGCCCGCCATCTCGAAGGCCGCGAATTCGACTTCGACAAGCTGCGCATCACCGTCGAATTGGCCGTGCGGCAGCTCGACCGCGTCATCGACTTGAACTTCTATCCGATAGCCGCCGCACGCTCATCGAACATGAGGTGGCGTCCCGTGGGCTTGGGCCTCATGGGGCTACAGGACGTGTTCTTCAAACTCCGCCTGCCCTTCGACAGCGAAGCGGCCCGCAGCCTCTCGGCTCGTATTTCCGAGGAAATCTATTTTCATGCGCTGCGCACCTCCATGGAATTGGCCCGCGAACACGGCGCCCATCCCAGCTTCCCGGAAACGCGCGCCGCGGCGGGCGAACTGCAATTCGACGCCTGGGGCGTCACCCCCTCCAACCCGGAGCGCTGGCAGGAACTGCGCACGGAGATTCGCCGGCATGGCCTGCGCAACAGCTTGCTGATCGCCATTGCCCCCACGGCCACCATCGCTTCCATCGCCGGCTGTTACGAGTGCATCGAGCCGCAAATTTCCAACCTGTTCAAGCGTGAAACGCTGTCGGGTGACTTTCTGCAAGTGAACTCGCACCTCGCGCAAGAACTCAAGCTCTTGGGTCTGTGGAGCCCCGAGATGCGCGACGCCATCAAATTGGCCGACGGCTCCGTGCAAGGTATCGACTCGATTCCCACGGAGGTCAAAAGCATCTACCGTACCGCATGGGAAATCCCCATGAAGTCCCTGATCGAGATGGCCGCCGACCGCGGCGCCTACATCGATCAAAGCCAATCCTTGAATCTGTTCATCGCCAATCCGAACATCGGTCAGCTGTCCAGCATGTACATGTATGCCTGGAAGCGGGGTCTCAAGACCACGTACTACCTGCGATCGCGGCCCGCGACGAAAATCTCCAAAACCACGGTTCAAGAGCAGCAGGCCGGTAACGACAACGCCGCCCTTGCCTGCTCGCTCGAGAACCCCGACAGCTGCGAGGCCTGCCAATGAGCCACTTACTCGATCCCGGTTTCAATCTCACACTTCGGCCCATGCGCTATCCGAAGTTCTATGAGATGTACCGCGCCGCCATCAAGAATACCTGGAGCGTGGAGGAAATCGATTTCCAAATTGATTTGGGTCACATGCAGCGGCGCATGAGCCCGGCCGACCGTCACCTCATCGAGCGTCTCGTGGCCTTCTTCGCCACCGGCGATTCCATCGTGGCGAACAACCTGGTCCTGAGCCTCTACAAGCACATCAACGCGCCCGAAGCGCGCATGTACCTGTCCCGCCAGTTGTTCGAGGAGGCGCTGCACGTGCAGTTCTATCTGACTCTCCTCGACAACTACATTCCCGATCAAGCGCAGCGCGCCCGTGCTTTCGCCGCCATCGACAACATCCCGTCAATCAGCCGCAAGGCGCAGTTCTGCCAGCGTTGGACGGACTCGGTGCAGAACCTCAACCGCATCGAGACCCTGGCCGACCGGAGGCAGTTTCTGCTAAACCTTACCTGCTTCGCGAGCTGCATCGAGGGCCTGTTCTTCTTCGGCGCCTTCGCCTACGTATACTTCCTGCGTTCGCGCGGGCTGTTGCCCGGTCTGGCCGCCGGCACCAACTGGGTGTTCCGCGACGAAAGCGCGCACATGGCCTTCGCCTACGAGGTGCTCGATACGGTTCGCCAAGAAGAGCCCGGACTGTTCGACGCGAACTGGGCCGCGCAGGTCAAGACCATGATCGAAGAAGCGGTGGAATGCGAATGCGCCTTTGCCGACGATGTGCTGTCCGAGGGCGTGGCGGGTCTCACCCGCACAGAAATGCGCCAGTATTTGCAGTATGTCGCCGATCAACGCATGCTGAAGCTGAAGCTCCCGGCCCTCTACGGCTCACGCAACCCGTTCGCCTTCATGGAACTGCAGGACGTGCAGGAGTTGACCAACTTCTTCGAGCGCAGCGTCTCCGCCTACCAGGTCGCCGTTCAAGGCGAGGTGGCCTTCGACCACGCGTTCTGA